GGGGCCCCGGCGCAGTGCAACACTCTGTAATTTGATGACTCTTATTCTCCCCTTTCCGGGGGGAGAGAGTTATCAAGTTTAGATCCAGAGATTTAATCTCTGGGGACCAGGAAGGAGCTGGTGCGATTGGCTGTTAGTTCGTACTCCCCGGATGGGGACGAGGTAACGATCTCCGAAAGGAGACGTCCTCTACCCTTTCCCGGTTGGAGTAGTGGTAGGTCAAATCGTGAGTTTCTCGACCGGCGTACAGGAGCAATCCTGAGGCCGGCTGGGTATTCTCATGATCAGCCTCCCATCTATGCGGCCAATCTTCAAGGGATCGAGTATACTCGATCCGAAAACCACCCTCGATGGCGGGACTTTGAGTCCGGTATCGAGGATCGGGGTGGCGAGTTCACCAACCGGAAGAAATATGCATTTGGGGGTACAACCCCTGTGCATGTTGAAACCGATTGGGTGTACTGGATTGATGGTTACGATTATAGGGTCATTTGGGATGGCCCGTTGACAATCGCTCCCACAATCCTCGGCGATCTCCGAAGCGCCTCTGCAGTCGAGTCTGACGATGTCAGTCTTGATGCATGGGGTGCTAAGGCGATCGCTTCTTGTGCGCCTACCCGTCCGTCTGTCAACCTAGCAAGTTCCTTGCTAGAGCTATATCGCGATGGGCTTCCCAAGCTCATCGGAAAAGAACTGTGGCAGGATAGGACTCTTAAGGCAGTCGCCTCAGAGCACCTAAATGCCCAGTTCGGTGTAGCTCCTCTACTATCGGATGTCAGTGACTTTGTTCGCACTGTCATTGACATGGACAAAAAGCTTAGGCAATTTGTCCGCGATAATGGGAAGGTTGTTCGCAGACGGTACAGTTTTCCACCAGTCGTTACTGTGGAGGACACCGTAGTCGACTCTAACGCGGTCCTTTATGGACCGAATTCTGAGCCGGCGATATTCGGTGACTTCAATGTAACGCCCAAGCCGCAGGTTATACGTCACCGTGAGGTGACGGTGAATCGTTGGTTTTCAGGAGCATTTGTCTATCATATTCCCCAGACTGTCGTCCGGGCAATATATAGTCCATTTGCTGATAAGTTCCAAGAGATGAGAATTCTTCTTGGGACTGACCTGACTGCCAACGTTCTTTGGCAACTTGCGCCTTGGAGCTGGGCTGTTGACTGGTTTACCAATGCCGGCGATGTGATTAACAACGCCGATATGTGGGCCAGTGATGGCTTGGTGATGAACCACAACA